ACGAAATGCTTTTGCCTCGGCTGGCTTTACATCCAACTTCTCGACAATGTCTCCTTGCTTCCAGCAGTTAATATCCACCATTTCCTTGTTTTGTTATTTGTGATTTTGTAGCGTCAACGTGATCCAAGTCAGCAATGGCAGCATAACGCAGAACGTCAATAGGATCTTTCCATGCTTCTTTAAGTCCTTGATCTCCAGTGTATTCAGCAAGTGCGCGAATGATATTCTCACAGTCTTGCGAGATGTAAAAGTGCGGGCGGTTTACTGAATCCAATGGCTTGCTGGTATCGTAGCTCATCTTACTGATCAACGCCTGTAGTCCTTCTTCAATATCAAGACCAGATGCTGGATTACAGATGATTTCCATCTCAGCTAAGTCTTCGATAATCGAGGAAGCACCATCAGACGCTTGATACCTAGCAGCACCTAGCCTAGAGTCGATCAATCTGTCAAATATCTCTTCTCCCTCCTCGTAGTTTTGGATCAGTTCGACGTAGTCACGGATGCCATATCCAAGACCCTTTGCCGCCTCACCAGCGACCCACTTTCCGCTTTTCCACTCAGCCCAGTCACCAACATCCACGCTTGGCCATTCCCGATAGACATAATATGTTCCAGTCTCGTCAACCGCAACCCAGCACATAAACCAGTTCTTTGCACCAGCAGGGTCGATAATCTGATACCGTGTAATGTTATCCGTGGGAATCTTGTCGTTGGGGATGACGTTGACCGCGGTGTTGAACTTAGGGAATTTGGTCGCCTGAGACTTCACAGGGACTCCGTAAGCACGAATGAGGATCTCCTCCCGCGTTCTGCCTTCAAGAGCCTCCTTGATACGCTCATAGCCTCCAAATGGGTTGTCCTGAGAGTGGAAGTAATGAATGCTGGCGTTTCTCTTCTTTGACCTCTGGATGTATGGCACAAGCTCACCCTTGAGTAGTTCCGCAGGTCTGGATTCGACCATAGATGCCCCGTCGAGATACTCCTTAACAACCTCAGTCCAGCCATCGATTGGTGTGAACGTAAGCAGTAATTTTGCATTTCTGGTAGCTAAACGGAACCGTAAAGTATTGATCAGCTCGGGGCCTAGCAAGTATTCGTCCAAGTAAACACCTATGTTGTGCCACTTTGGGTCACGGCTACCAAGTTCAGCACCTTCCAAAATGGTCGGGTTGTTTTGATACTGAGAGTACGTCTTGAAAATGATCTGTGATCCATTAGGAAGGATCAAACTTCCATCGGTAAACCCGTTCTTCTTGCTGTATGAAATGTACGCGCTAGCAGATGTTTGCTTAGTCTTCAACTCCATTGGTAACCAGTCATAGATCGCACTTTGCTGCTGACGAATTGAAACTTCTGACGTTTGAGCAAAACAAAAGATTTCCGATTTGGGATTTTCAACAGCAGCTCTGACTACACAGTAAGAACCCCATGCGGTTTTCCCTGACCTGTTACCTCCAAGTGCCACAATCTCAGTGACTTGTGACAACGCTTCTTCAGCTTTTCCCCAGTGTGGCAGATGGAATCCATAGCGGAAAGGATCTTTTTCGGCGTTCTCAATTGCCTCGTGGTAAATCCCATGCAGGCTGACTATTTCATCAGGATCCATTACCGCCACCTCTTCATCAGTGGGAGCCTTAAGAATAGCGTGTTTTCTCCAAGTTAGCATTTGGCAAACTCCCCTCTTAACTCTTTGGCTTTTTGCAGATAAGCTGCCGATGCTTCTTCTCTAGATTTGAATCTTCCAACCTTCACTGATTTTCTATTAACCATCATTTGAGCGCGCCACATCCCAGTGCATTTACAAAATGTAACACCTTTCATTCCTGAAGTGTTGTTTTTGTTTTTCCCTCGATTAAACATGTTTTCAGACCTGCTAGCGTGCCGCAAATTGCAGATCCTGTTGTCAGACTTGTCTTCGTTAATGTGATCAATATCAAGTAAAGGCCATTCACTATTCGACATTGCCCATGCTAGCCTGTGAGCAGAGAAATGAAAACCATTGATCCATATTGATATGTAGCCACGCTTGTTTGCATTCCCAGCGATCTCTCCAACAAGTTTGCTTCTGACAGGATTCATTACCCAAGTGAACAACCCTGTGTCTGGATTGTAGCTCAGGTAATCAAATAATTGTTTGACATCCCAAGACTGTTCTGGTTTTATTTTTTCAGCACGTTTCATATTCATGTATGTTTGGTGTCAGGGTGTCTCTAGACTGTACATCTAGGCGACACCCGTTTCTTACAGTTGAGAAAAAAGATGTCAACTTTTTATTCGATTATTTCGGCTTCAATAGCCTGATCCTTAATTTTGTTGGCAATTCTAGCCTTAGCCTGTGCAATCATAATGGCTGCATCCTCGATAGATGCTCCCTTGCGATGTTCAATCACCACACCCGCCATACCAGCGAGCTGAGTAGCTTTGTCCGTCATAATGCCGACCGTTAACGCCAGTCTGTCAGGGGAGATGTTCTTCAATTGCTCTGGATCTTCAGCAAGTTGTTCAGCTTTCTGGAACAGCAAGTCAGTATATTCCTCCGCAGCAATTGCGTATTTACGCGAAAAGTCTTTGCGCTTAGTTTCGAGAGTGTCCTCATGCCTCCATTCAAGCTCTCTGACGGTCTTCCTATCGATCCCAGTTTCTCTTGCTATAGCAGAGTAGCTTTTGCCCTGTGCAAGCCCCCAGAGGGCCTTTGCGGCCCCTTGTGGGTTCCAGTACTCAACCCGTTTACGGTCACCGTGCGCCTTTGCTCTATCAAGAACTTCCTGAAACCACTCGTTAGACTCAGGCACTAGTTTACTTTCCATGCGTTATTTTACTTTTTGAAGCTGTTTGATTTTGTACATCACAGTCTGATCAACAAGTCCCCTTTTGACAAACTGTTTTAATGCGCCATCAGGATCAGGTGATTGGTTCATTTGGTCAAGAAGATATTTTGCACGGGTTCCATCAACTGCTCCAAGGCCCAGAATAGTTTTGTCTTTCTCGCTGATGTTTGAACGCTTCATTTGCTCTTCATCCTTGAGCTTTGCAACAAGTGCTTTCTGCATTACCAAATCTTCAACACCCCGAATAGCTACGACCTTTTCCTTGAACGATTTTCCTTGAAGCTTCTCAAATTCAGATGTTGGCGTGACTCTCGCGAATTCAGGAAGATTGTCAACCTTGCCATCAACAGCATTAAGAATAGAGGTAGCCCCCATGCCATTGTCTCTCAGGATTTGAATGACTTGATCTTCAGACTTACCAAGAATCCTGAGATTCTTAGCGTGTTTAATAAGATCTTTAGAATTGTTTTGATAATCCTGATTGATTCCTTGATACGCTTGATTAAGTTCTTCTCCAACATACCGCTTTTTAGCACTGTTGTATTCATGAGATAATCCAGCAAAATTGCCTTTGATCGATCTGATTTTAAATCCAACCCCGTCATCAATCTTGGTTGTTCTGGTTCTTACACCAGTAACGTTCAAGGCGAATTCAGACATTGGCTTTGGATCAACAGCTCTGTAAGTATCCTTCCATTGTTTGACAAATGATGGGGTGAACTGACTAGTTACAAACCCAATTCTCTCAAGCTTGTTCTCAACTCCTTCTGGCTTAAAGCTGATTTTCTCTTCTCTCTTTGGATTGTAGTTATCAAGTGCTTGATATACTGATTTGAAAAACAAAACACCTTCTCCCTCAAGCCCAGATGTCGCAGCCTCAAATGAATTTGCAACAGCTTCTTTAAACGTACCGCTCCCACTAGCTGCCATCATCGGCCCGACAATATCTGCCTGAGGAATCAAGTATGACACTTGAGTGTGGCTTACTTTACTTGCGTCTTTTGACAAGTTCATAGCCATGATCGTATTTTGCTCGTATGGGGCTAGCACACTCTCCTTTAATGCTTGCTCTTTCTCTTTAGTCACGCCGCCAACAGTTCTATTGAACATCGAAATACCGCCAGCAGTAGCACCAAGGACAACTGATAATCCAGCCATTCTTTTCAATCCTTCATTTAATGCAGCATTGCCAGTCGGCTCCGGAACTCCAAGTTGCTCGCTCATTTCTTTTACAAATGACCCATTAACAAGATTTTTTGCAAGCACTGCTTGATTGTAAGTATTCCTCATCAACTCAAGTTTGAATGAAGCAAATTGGCCAATAGCACCGTAGGTTGAAAGTTCCCTTAGTGATTTGTTAAGCTTGTCGTAGTTTGGGTACGTGTCATGAGTAATTGCTGCTGCTGCCTCTTCTACCATTTTCCCGTCAGCTTGTGGAAATATCTTCCTAATCATCTCCATGTTTGAGTCCCACGCTCTCATTCTATACCCAATATCCGCAATACTAAATGCTTTTCCAACTGGTCCTGTTACAGTTCTTACCGCACTTCCAATTGGCCCTTGATTAAACGATCTGTGAATATCACTTGACGCTACACCTTCTTGAAGCATTCCAAGCTCAATAGCTCTAGTTCTGAATTTTAAATCATCAATATTAAGCCTTGATGCCACAGGACCAAATTGAGAGGAACCAATAGCAACATTTGTTTTGAAGTTTTTAAATGGGTTTATGCCCTGTGACACCAGAGATGCCACTTGTCCATAGGCTTGGTTAGCATGAGCACCCGGACTAGCAAGAACTTTCTCAACTTTAAACAATCCAGCGGCAGTTCCAAATACATCCTTTAGCACTTTTCCTGCAAATGTAGTTGAGCTATTATCAAGTTGTGCTCCGTAAAGACTATTGATGGATTTTTGAACATGGTTAGGAACATAAAGATCATCCTCCCCTTCTTTTGCAAGTCCACGCCTTAGATTCAATCTTGTGTATTGTGTTTCATCAACACCTTCACCGGCGATCTTTGCAACTCCAGTTGATCTCAATAGATTTTTAATGGTTAAATCGGCAGTATCGTAGGCAGATAGGTTCGCAAGCTTGGAAATCGTCCCTTCAATCTTCTCCCCTGTCAATGTGATCTCGCCAAGATAGCTGCGAAGCTCTGGAGTCAGATCTTTCTTTTCCTTAAGAATACCACCTGGAGTTGAATAGACAAACTTCTCCAAATCGTCTGGACCACCAGCCTTCTTGTTGTTCAGTTTGAGAACATATTCTTCTGCTTGTTTTGGCGTTTGACCTTCTCGAACCAAGCTTGTAATTAGATCATCTCTAAGTTTTTCAGATGGCTGATACTTTGGAGTTGTGAAGAACTTGTATTCCTGAGTGAGATAGTCTCCAGTATTTTTGCTTTCCTCAATTAGTTGCAGTGTTTCTTTTGGAATTGTTTTACTTCCATTATAATGGTTTGCAATCAATTCATCCTGAGACTGGGCGATTCTTTCTCTGGCAAAATCAAGGAACGTTTTAGCTTTGCTGATAGAGCTTGGGAGTTCTGTGGAAAACCCAGCCATGTAATTGTAAGCTGATTCTTCAGCGGCTATTGGATCTGGTGACGCATCAATAACTCTCTGAATATTCTGATTGATGACTCTTCCCGTCTTCCCAGCCTCAATCGTTCCTTCAGCCTTACTGACAGCCTGCATAATGTCCTTTCCGAGAACTTTTGATGGAGCTAGATTTGCTTTGGTGAAGTTCATTACTTCTTCTACAAATCCTCTGGCGGTAGTTGGCTTGGCAAGGTTCGGATCTACGTTTGCCATTGCAGCATCAGCAAGAGTCACAGCATCATGATCACCAGAACGAATAGCTGAATCCAGTTCTTGAGCCGATTTTCCAGCAAATTTCCCAATGATTCTTGACGTTGCTTCAGCAGTTAAACCAAGGCCAGCACCTAAAGCAAATCCTGTTGCAGCAGTTGTCGTAGCCTCATCCAATGTAGGCATCTCACCAGTCTCAATTCCTTTTTCAATAGCCTGAGCAGCTGGCGCTAAAACAGCTCCAACTACAGCAGCTTTGCCAACTCTTTTCACCACAGTCGAGGCCTTAGCCAGTTTGCTACCCGGAATAAAGTTCATTAGTGTATCAGCAACTACACGGCCATACGAAATATTCTCTTTGCCTTCGATCTTCTGGGCCGCGATAGATCCTGCGACTCCACCTGTGACGGCTCCAATCCCATATCCAAGCAATGCTCCAGTAGGAACTGAAAGAGGAGCAAGTGGCCCACCCGCTAATCCAGCAGCACTACCAGCCGCAGCACCAGCATACTTCGCACTTTCAGCAAGAATAACTTCAGCAGCTAGACCACCACCAACTTGAGCCAAAGAAGGTTCTTCTTCTTTTGCTTTTGGTTTTTGAAGTGGAGACAAGTCAACCTCCCCCTCGTCCACTGTTTTATTGAGTACCGGGGAGAGATCTACTTCACCCTCGTCTACATTTTTATTCATCAATGGAGAGAGGTCTATTTCATCGCTTACTGGTTCGGCCATAAGTTATTTTTCTGTGCTGCACCAATCAGTGCTGAATCAGATTTATTAGGATTTACTTTTCTAAGTGCATCCAGTACGCCTTGCTGTGAAGCAGAATAGGATTGAGGTTGTGCAGTTGGCTGCACCATAGGTTGTTCGGCCTCAAGTTCTTGTTGCGATTCCGCTTGGGATTGCTCAACCACGGCTTGTGCTTCCTTGGCTCGTGACTCCTTAGTTCCAAGAACCCCTTCAATAGTTTCAGTTGAAATAGGCATACCCATATAGGTGATCCCTTGAGCATTAAGCCTATTGACAGCTTTTTGTGTAGCTCCAGAATCATACTCGCTGGTTGCTGTTTCGATTTCCTGAAGTTTCTTGGGTGTTTTTGCCTGCCCGCTTTCTTCAAGTGCTTTTTCGGTTCTGTTTTTGCGAAGAGCTCCCTCAAGATCTGCCTCTCTTTTTTTTCTGAGCAATTCACTGTCTCTTGTTTTATTGCCAGATTGCAAATCGGCAATCTCAAGCGCAAGTTTTTTCAACTCAAGTTTTTTCTTTTCGCTTCCGGGAGCAACAAATTGTGGAGTAGTCGGTAAGTTTGCTGCTTGGTTAATAGCTGCACCCCTAGCTTCTCCAGCTTGATCTTTAGAGTTAAGAACTCCAGCATCAACATCATAGATTCCTTCTTTGTAAATTACTTGTGTATCATTATTGATCAACTTGCCCTCATTTGCTGGAATTACTCCACCACCTACAATTGGAATATCCATAGGAGGCGCGCCAAGTCCAGCTTGTTGAGTCGCCTGTGTTCCTGCTGGCAACTGGGTTTCTGGCACATCCTCATTAGTTACCTGAGTTATTTTTCCAGTAGCATGGTTGATAATAACAGGAACCTCTTGACCTGCTCGATTCACAACAGTTGTGAATTCTGTTTTTGGTGCTCTACCAGCAGATGCTTCAGCGGCCTGAGCCTCCATCAATCTGATCTTCGCCTTGTCCATTCCTTGAGATGTGATCAGGTTAAGGGAGTCAGTCACGCGGTCAGATACTGCGCTTTTATCTAAGTTTGACAAACTTGGATCACTTAATTGCAGCTTGGTTGACTCAATTTGTTGAGCGAAATCTGGGTAAAGTGCCTTAGCGTTATCAAGCAGAGACATCGTCCCTTTGATCTTTGCAGCCATCTCTTTGTCCTTTTGAGCCAGTGCCTTTTGCTCTTTAGCGTAGTCAGTGACGACACCGATAGCCTTAGAGATTCCTTCAGCGCCCTGAGCTGCTGCGCTTTGTGCCGATCGAACCACACCACTATAGTCTGGTTGAGGATAGTTCCCCACATTTATTTGTCCTGCTGTAAGTGCCATAATTTTAAACTGTGTAAGCCCTCATCGGTTGATTTGTCGCGTTTTTATATAAATTCCCGCCATAAGTTCCCATATTGCCCATGCTCATTGTGTCAGGAGCAGACACGCCTCCACCAGCCCCAGCCATACTGAACCCAGCACCCATCAAGCTCGATCCAATATCCGAATACATTTTAGCTTGAGCCTGTGCATTGGCTGATTGGATTTGATAGTTTGCCATATTGGATGAGTTTTGAGCACCAGCTTGGCTCATTGCCATATTCAATGGCATATTATAATCGAATGATCCAGATGATTCTGGCCCACCAATCATGGCTGCTGCAAGGTTCTTGCTTCCTGCCGTGTACGAAAGAGGAGCGTTTTGAAGAGCAGCTAATCCCGGGGTGGTGTAAAACTGTTGAGCTAGGTCATATGATCTTTTACCTGCAAGAGCCGATTCCTCACGTTTCTTGGAAAGAACGCCTTCGCGGCCCATAGCTTCCCCAACAATTCCTAGGTTTCCACCAAGTCTGCCAGATGCTTGAAAGCTCTCACGCGCTTGTTGCTCGTAATTCCTACGTTCTTGTGGACTAACTCCTTGTGCTGCCGCCCTAGCTCTTTCTGCTTCCTGAGCTGATGCCTGAACTACGGCTGCTTGTTCTGGGGATAGTGCTCCCATCAAACCTCTTGCGAGTCCAGTTTGCCCAGTCATCTGACCGAGCTCTTCCTGTCTTAGTTGACCAATAGTTTCTCCGGCTTGTTGTCCAGACGATAATTGGAGAGCATTGAATCCCGGTTGACCACCAACTCCACCTAGGAATTGACCAGTCTGCCCAAACATCTGACCCATCAATTGTGGCCCAAGCTGATCTTGCAGCTTGATGAATCCCGGAACATTTTTTCGATAATACCCAAGCAGTCCACCAGCTTGTGATTGAGCTACACTAGTCCCTCGATATGGGCCTTCATTTTGTTTTTGAAAAATATTAACTGGTTCAGGTGCTTTGCCAGCTCCTTTCCCTGCTTGACTTGCGCCATATATGGATGCGCCTGCTCCAACTGCTGCTGTGCCTAGAGCTAAAGCTCCAGCACTAAGGCCAAATGTTGCTAACATTCCCGACGAATGGATCAATCCATCCAGCATTCCGCTTATGATTCCGATAGACATAATTTTTCTTGGTATTGATTTTTATAGCTTCTGGTGATGGATGGGCTGACCGTGGTTTTCCACAAGTTGCAGCGCCGATCATCCTTATTGAAAAGTGGGTTTTCAGCCGGATATGTGAGCATTTCTGCTAGCGCGTCTGGATCTTCGATATTGTCTGGATTAGTGTGAAAAGTAATCCATGTTGTGTCAGTATGAGCATAGAGCGCACGCTTTGTGCCAGCTTGTGTGACTCCCATGTAGGGGGCTGAATAGCAAATTCGCTCAGTTGGTGAAATCACGTCAATAATACCACTGACAATAATGAATGGATGCTCGGTCTTGTGGGTCATACTGGTCAATAACGTCCCAGCTGGAATAAGGATTTGACGGACGTAAAGTCCCGGAGTGAATAGGTGGTTAAGCGGCATAACTGCTTCTGGGAGTTGAGCTACTGCGTGTTCAAACTGATCAATTGCTGATGCCTCCGCTAATTCAGTTGCCGATGGAACCTTAGGAATAAATACGTTTGAATTTTGTGTGGTAGATTCCATTTTACTGTTAATTTTTATGACTTCTGACAATGGTTTTTTTTATTAATAATTAAATACAGAAGCAAACATGAACGTCTTGTCGTCGGAAAACACGATCCCATTTAACAGGTGGCATTCTAATTCGTAATTGAAATCAACTGAATTTTGCTTATAAATATTGATTGTTTGTTGGAGATGCTGGTTCATGCGGAACGAACAAGGCATCCGGAGAAGTTTGTAGAACTTGAAAGTGATTCAGTATTCACCGACGAGCCTTCGATATGTCTTGTATAAAGTTCCACATAATCAGTTGATCCATTGAAATAAATGATATCTACAACTGATGTTGCTGATGATATTCCAGATATTCTGGTTCCAGATGAGTAAAATAATCCATTTTTGTAAATATTTGCTGCAATAGATGTTCTTGCTGCAGCATAACCAACGCTGCCCTTAATCAAATAATAACCAGCCACTGTTGGGGTGAATCTACTGCTTGCGAAATTTGAATTTGTATCATACTCCTCAGTTGCAAGGATTACTTTTGTATCTAATGCATTTGGTATTGATTGAGATGAAGCAGGATATGCTCTAAATGCTGGCCCGTTACCAGATACGTTAAGAGCAAGTTTTTCTTGCGTCACGCTCAGATTAGCTATTTTAGCCGTGGTCACACTTGAATTGAAAATTTGCGTTTCAGTCACTGCGTCTGCAGCTAATTCGTTAGAAGTAATGCCCTGAGAACTAACCTTTAGTTTCCCACCAGCAACTTCAAGCGTATCACCGAAAATAGCGTCACCTGTCATCGTTGTATCATCGATGATGTTGTTCATCCTTGTGCTCGTGATAACGTCGTTTGTTGAAAATGTGTAGGTTGTATTAACTGCGCCCATATTTTTATTTTTGTGAAATGATTTGCCTGTTTGTCACTGACCCAGCGACCTTTACTGAGTTGATCTTAGGAGAACCGATTGTTCGTGTCAAGATAAGAGTTCCTGTGTACCCCCTGATACCAGCCAACCTGCATCTAATGCTTGCTGTTTCAGCCTCATTTGGTGTGCTTGGGGCCAACACCACGCCCCCCAAGAAATCGGTAGTTGATCCAATTTCTTGAGCTGATTTGCGAATTTGTTCGTAAGTGTCTGGATCTTCCGTGCTGAATAAAATATCGTATTCACCAGTATCACCAGCAAGGTTTTGCATAATAATTTGAGCGTCAGTGAACCTTTTGCGCTCCATTGTCTTCAAGTCGTATCCTCTGGTGATTAATGAAGCGTTAATCGGGGAAGTGACAAGCTCACCACCCACGTTGGACACGTTGAATCGATCCACAGAGCTTTCAGAGGCATCAATCTGGTGCAATCCACCGTTACTGGTGACAGCATACAAGTCATTCCTAACTCCAGCACCGCCAAGAATCAAGTTTTTAATCAAAAACCTTGTGTCTCCATAGGTATCCAACGACTCCCATCCTTGATTTTTGAAGTTATACACAAGCATTGAGTTGTTTCCCCTAGCATCATTGGCTCCAACCGATGAGTCTAATGCTACAGCAAGGTAGTATCTGTTATCGAATAGAATTCCAACAGCCTCGTCAGCATAATCCTTGTTAATCCGATCAATATATGGCTGGATATTCTTAGAAATTGGCTCTTCAGATCCACGAAGGTTGTAATCATTGAGGAACTCAAGGGAATATACGCCATCGTCCGACAAGAACATCATCGTGTTACCCCTCATTACGACTGACTTTCGCGCAAGGCATCCAATTTCGGACGTGAGTTCCTTAACTCTGCAATCCAAAAGGCTACCCAGTGTTCCTTCGATAACATGAAGGCTATTCCTGTTCAGAACGACAAGCGCGTCATTGTAGAACCCGTGCATACCGACCACATAGTCTGCCGTGCCACCGCTAATGCGGAATTGGTTCTCAATCTGGTCAAAGGTAGTCGTGTCGAGAATGTCTGAAACAGCGATTTCGTCAGTGATTCTTCTACTGGTGTAGACTGGCGCATTGAATGGGCCTGACTGGTCGTAATAATACGGAACCCAGAGCCTTCTTTGGAAGTGGATACCCCAAGGTGCGGCTGGCTGATGCATGAATCCACCACCAACGCTGAATCTTCCGCCAAATTCAAATATGTCCGTACTGGATGTGCTATAATTACCAACTGGAGCGTACCAAGTAATTATCGTGGTAGTTGCCGATACTACCTGATATTCTTTGCCTACCATTTCCGCGAAATCAATTGTGGCTGTCTGGCGAACAATAATAATATCTCCGGTTTTAATGGTCACGTTGCCAGCGACTGTGGCAGTCACTAATCCATCAGCGATCTCAACATCCTTTGCTTGGATATTAAATGTCTGAGGCTGGGTGTAAGCACCACCCGGAGAAAGAGTGAATCCGTCAGTGGCAGTTGCAGAAGTCGCGACAAATGTAGTTCCTGTCGATATCCCAGATGCAACAAATGTAAATGTGTCTGGAGTTGCTGTAGATACTACTGCGTATGTTCCATTCGGAGGAGTGCCGCCAGTTAATCCAGAAATTGTAATTGATGTTCCAGCTATTAGGCCATGCTCACGCATATTTACCGTGACTACGGTGTTGGGACTTGCTGTACCATTTGAAGCAGCCGAAATAATAGGCCTTCCGTTTGGATACCACTCAAGTGCCTGCTGACCATCGCGGAACAACATTACCTTGTCGAACAACTGGATCATCTCTCCATCCACACCAATAGCCTGACCAGATGGGTATGGAATGTCCGTGATGGCAGCAGATCCAAGTCCAGCCTCGATTCCAGCCAGATCGATCTTCTTAGCCACGGTATCCATTGCAACAATAATGAACTCCTTGTTGTTCGTATTTGGATCGCTAAATAGACAGGAAG